CCGGGAGTTGGCAAAGTTTAGTGTCGACAAAGGCACTACGACGTGGAATATCGTCAGTAGCACCCGGTCCCCAACCAAACCTGTCATCAATTGCAAAACTACTGAAAGGACCCAGTAACCTAGAGATTTTTCTTTTCGCCGTAAACAAAACGGACGAAATGAAGGGATCAATACCCTTCTTTCTAGATTCCCGGAGTCTATCGTTCGTCTCACGACATGATAGTTCCGAAGATTTGAACTTCGTTAACGCCTCCTCTTCTAAATCAAGACCTGTAGATAACCCCTTCCACTTGGAAAGGAAGGAGATCACTACATAGTCCATCTTAAAAGAGTCGGCGTCCAGGTAATCTCGATGGTGAATTTCCATCTTGGCCAGCTCAAGCTGATTATGCTTAAAGCGAAGCCAAGCACCTAACGAGATCGGCGTATCAACCGACTTGCACAGAGCGAAGAAAACTTCGCCTATATGGGAAGACCCATCATGCTTGTCCATCGTAACCCTCTATAAACGTTGCAATTTCCGGTTTCCCGGGGGCGATCTTCTAGCTGTGAAGTTAGAAGACGTTCTGCAGGGTTTCCACCATTGCCACGACCTGGGTGTCATTGATCAGATTCGTGGAGTACTTGCGTACGTCCTTGCGATCCTGAAGCAATGCCCGTTCGGACATGATGAATTCGATGTTCACGCGTGGCGTGTACGCGATCGTCGGACTCGGAGTGTATCCCGAGTCTGCGACGCCCAGCGCTTCCACCTTCGGGGTGTGAATCCCGATCTTGACGCGGTTGACACGGTCATCCGAATTTTGACCGGCTTGAGCTGGAAGAGGACGAACGAGCTGCAACGAGATGCGGTTGTACGCAATCGAAGCAGTGCCCGTTTGGTCTTCGAACCACCACACGCCGTTCTTGTCCGGGCCGAGGGGGATGAAAGTGTGACTCACAGGGGTCGCCTGTGCATCCAGCAAGACGATGTTTGCTACTGCTGACATGGAAAAACTCCAGTTGTTTAGCCTTTTGAAGAACACTTCAGAAGTGTCAGGCCACGGTGGATGAAATGGAGGAAAACCTCCGGAACCGGATCAAAAGATCCGACCTATTATCCTATCAGTGCTTTCGGCCAGGAAGGAGTTGACCGAGTAGTGCGGCAGCTGAAATTAACCGAGAAGTCCCAAGCTTTGGATCAAAGCGAGGGGCGCGAGGGAACGGAATACCGCCAAGAGGCGTTCTCCGGAACCCAAGCTTCCAACTACTAGCCGTACTGTACTCGTAAGTGGTGTCACCGTTGGGAGCCGTATACCCCTGGGTTCTAAACCCAGTGGCAGTAGAC